GGCGGCTCAGTGGTCGCAGGACAACGCACATCAAACGAACACCGCATAACCATGGCAACCCTACCGCCATAAACGAAACGCCCTTGTAGGCGATCACAGGAGCCACCATGAAAACCATTCCATATGATGTTACCCGCTGCGCAGCAAGAATGGATTTCGACCCTGACGGCAAGTGGTGTGAGCACAGAAACACGTGCCAGCGATTTATGGCGTGGTCAGAATGGGACGCGGCTGCTGGTATACCGCATTATCGGGGTATAGCCGTTGTGATGGGGCGTGAGGATTGCGGTATCAAAATCGAGACTTTGGAGAAAACATGAGAATTTATTGGAATGAAGCGCCAGACCAAGCTACCCATCTCGATACGCTTGCTGACTTGTGGTGCAAAGAAGGAAATTTCTGGCATGGCGGCGGATGGATTCGTACCGACAACTTGGAAGACTTGGGGAATAGTCGTTACACACCGCGGCCTGTAAATGCGAACCCTATGGACGACAACTGCCCCGCCGCTCGCATTGGTGAGCTTGGCAACCAGGTGCACAACCTTGGCTGCGATTACCAGAACGACGAGGATCTTTCGGATGAACTGGGCCAGGTGGCCGTGACGTTGTGGGATATCGCCAAGAAAGCTGCGATCCGCCCTGTAGAAGCATGGCAGCCGGAAGTGGGCGAGGTGTGCGAATGCGACTGGGCAGGCACAGGATGTTTTTCAGCGGCGATTGTAAAGTACGCTGGCAGCAGCATTATTATTGTTAGCTGTGGAGGGTCTGAGCTAATTGTTTTCGTTGAGGACGCTGCCGAGCAACTTCGGCCAGTCCGCACCCGGGCCCAGACCGAGCGCGAAGAGCTAATCCGCATCGCCACCCAAGTCCTGATTCAAGATGATGTGATAACCGAGCGGAACGCTGCTGAGGCGCTTTTTGAGGCTGGTATGCTAAAACCACCAAAGGACTAACAAGGGGCCAGTCGTGAGCCGCACAAAACACCACAGAGCACAGAAAAACCAGCACTGCGGGCAAGACCTTTGGAGCCGCAGACCGTGCGCAGGCATGGCATACAACTCCAGCAACAAAGAGCTTACGCGCAGAAAGGAGCGAGCCGCCGTCCCCGCGCTGATCGAACGAGAGATGGATGACGAAGCTCTGTACAAGGCTGTAATGTTAAATCTTCCAAATTACTAACATCGGCGGACGGTTTGATGTATACTGTACTTGGGTTGTGATAGGCCCACTAAACGAGAGGTTAAAACAGTTAGTGCATTCTCTCAGCGGCGTCCTTTCCGTCACTATCACCTGAGTTAATGTGCTAACTTTTTTATGGGAACTTGATATGAAAGATTTGATTCTAGTTGCAAGCGAAGCAATCAACGGCGACCAAGTGCAAACCGTTAATGCGCGGGAACTTCACGGATTTTTGAAAGTAGGCAGGGACTTCTCAAACTGGATTAAAGCCCGCATAGAGAAGTATGGATTTTTAGAAAATGAAGATTACGTAGTATTCGCCGGTTCTGGCGAAAATCCCCAAGCCGGTCGACCAACCACCGATTATCATATTTCAATAGACATGGCCAAAGAGTTGTCCATGGTTGAGAACAACGATCAAGGCCGAGAGGCGCGGCAGTATTTTATTCGGTGTGAAAAGCAGGCGAAAGCACAAGTCGCGCCAATTCAAGACCCGCAGTTGGCCGCAATGGTCATGGCCTTGACACAGATCGACCAGGTTAAGCAGGAGCAATCCAGCCAACGCCTAGAACTGGAAAACCTGAAAGCAAAAATGACGGCATCACCCGAGCAGTTTTATACTGTCGCCGGGTACGCGTCACTTCGCGGTATTAACGTCGACGTTAAGCGGGCAAACGCACTGGGCCGCAAGGCAACTAAACTGTCCAAAGAAAACGAGCTAGAAACTGGAACGGCGCACAGCTCAATCTTTGGTACGGTCAAAACTTATCACGTTGATATTCTTTGTGAAGTCTTCAGCACTTTGCTATGATTAACACAAGCGGAGGACGCTCCGCCTAGTCTTCCCCGGCCGCTTTGCTTGCATACGCTGGGATAGGCGACACGCAACCCACTTGGCGTAATAAGCGGGCACCAATTAGGGCTCTGACGGATCAGATAAAAATCCGCGCTTGGCGCAAAGGCGGCCAAACAGAGTCCTATTTAGTGTAGTGAGCGCACAACGGGATGCGCCCTTAGTGGATAAAGTGCTGTTGGGGTCTGGCTTAGTCGCCTCGGGTCGAACAGATGGGCACTACACGCCTATTGCTACTGAGCCCCGGTTCAACTCCGGTCACTACACTACTTTCGCGCCGCTGGCATGCCGGTGAATGTATGCTTTCCGTTGATCTTGGCTACCTTCGGGTAGTCTTTTTTTTGTGCTATAATAAACGGGCGGATAGGCTGGCCAGCCGACAAGCGACTTCACCGAGTCGTTTCCGCAAAACCTTTTTCGGTGAAGCTAAACGGTGATAGCTATGAAAATATGTACACGCTGCAAAGAAGATAAGCCCATATCTGAATTTTATAAGCACAAGGCAGGAAAAAACGGTATAGCAGCTTCCTGCAAAGATTGCTCTAAAAAATCTATCAGAGAAAACTACGAAAAGAATAAGATTCGAATAAACAAATATAACCGTGAGTATCACTCAAAAAACAGAGCTTCAATAATATTGGTGCAGGCTGCGTATCGTAAAGATAACAAGATCAGTATAGCGGCGCGAAATGCAGAGTGGAGAAGCGAGAACAAAGAATCGTTAAAGGCTAGCAGGGCCGAATATTACAAAGAAAACTCAGAAATACTGAAAGAAGAATCAAAAAAGAAGGTACAAAGAAAGCCCAGATAGGAGGAAGTCAGACAGGTCAAGAAACATTGAAAGATACAAGCATAACGAAAGAGCGCAAGGAAAAAGAAAGTATCAAAAGCTAAAGAATTGCGAGAATTATAAGGCGTCATGTGCGGCTAGAGGAATGCTGCACAGGGTTATCGGGATAACAAAGACAGGAAAAAGAAAAACAGAGACGGCCTTAGGTTATTCTTTCGATAGCTTTAAGAAACACATAGAGATGCAGTTCGATGATACTATGAGTTGGGACAACCACGGGGCGGTGTGGCATGTCGACCATATAGTTCCTGTAATGACTTTGATAGCCGCCGGAATAACAGACCCCAAAAGAGTAAATGCACTAGATAACTTGCGTCCATTGTGTGCCCATGAAAACATGAGCAAAGGCGATAGGTTTGTTTTGGAGCCAAAAGAGTATTCAAGAGCATTTAAAGTATGAAAAATAATCCAGTAGGCAGGCCAAGAACCACCGTCGACGACCTCAAGAAAGATTGGCAGCAGATCATCATGGACTGCGGGCAAGAAGGCGGCAGCGCCGTTGAAATGCGATGCCTGCTAGCATTAGGCGAGTCGGCATGGGGTACATTGCTTGAAGACTCTGATGAATTTCGACGAACCGTAAAAAGCGGGCAAGACTTATGCCAGGTTTGGTGGGAGCGTCAAGGTCGCTATATGGCTACAGGTGCCGACGGTAACGCAACGGTCTGGATTTTCAATATGAAGAACCGGTTTAGCTGGCATGACAAGCAGCAACTTGACCACACCAGCACAGACGGAAGCATGACACCGACCAGAACCACCCTCGACGACTTCTACTCAAAATAATGTCAGCCGCGCCAACCCTTAACTGGAACCTAAGGCCGTTCTGGGAAACCAAGTTCCTCCCAGACGGCCAAGTGGTAAAGTACCGGGTTCTCTACGGCGGGCGTATGTCCAGCAAGTCACACGACATTGCCAGCATGGCCATTGCGAGGGCTAACTTCAGGAATGAGCGCTTCCTTTGCTTGCGGATGTATCAAAACAGAATAGCCGATTCAGTTTACACTTTGCTCAAAGACAAGATCGCCCACTTCGGCCTTGAAGATAATTTCAAGGTTTATGCTGACGCAATAGAGCATAAAAAGAACGGATCTTTATTCCGGTTTTACGGGGCTCAAAGAAATATACAAGAGGTGAAAAGTTTCGAGGGTGCAACTGTCTGCTGGTTTGAGGAAAGCCAAAATCTGACTGAAGAAATGTTCACCACTATCAGACCAACCATAATGCGCAATGAAGGCGCTGAAATGTGGTTTTCTCTGAACGTCAATATGGCCACAGATTACAGCTATCAAAGACTAATTGTTTCACCGCCAAAAGGCACTTTGGTAGAGAAAATAAATTACGATAGAAACCCTTTCTTGGCACAGTCTGCCCTTGATGATATAAACGCTGAGTTTGAAGAAGACCCAGATCAGGCAGCGCACATCTATCTAGGCGTACCCCTGACAGACGACGAATCAGCCGTCATCAAGCGCTCATGGCTAGAAGCAGCAGTAGACGCCGACATCAAGCTAGACATTGATCTATCCGGCGCAAGGTGTGTTGGCTACGATGTAGCAGACAGCGGCGATGACAAGAACGCAACGGCCATGTTTGACGGCGCAATCTGTGAAGACATCGACGAATGGAAAGCGCCCGAAGATGAGCTGACCAAATCAACTAAGCGCGCGTGGGCTCAGGTCAGAAACGGCAAGATGCTGTATGACTCTATCGGCGTTGGTGCGCACGTTGGTTCGACCCTAAAAGAGATGGATATTCAATTCGGTTATCACAAGTTCAACGCGGGTGGGGCCATTATAAATCCCGATCGAGAATACGCGCCGGGCATCACACAAAAAGATAAATTTGAAAATCTGAAAGCCCAATCTTGGCAGGATGTTGCGGACAGATTGCGTAATACGTATAATGCGGTTAATAAGGGCATGGTTTACCCGTCAAGTGAGTTAATGGCATTGCGCAGTGATTTGCCATTCTTGCAAAGGCTTATGACTGAGTTATCGACACCTAGAAAGAGTTACAGCAAAAAAGGGCTGGACATGGTGGAGTCGAAGGGTGACCTGGCAAAGCGTGGTATTAAATCACCAAACTGTTTCGTAGCTGGCACAACGGTTGAAACAGACAAAGGTGGCAAGTTTATAGAAAAGATTGAAGTTGGAGATATGGTTTTAACTCCTATGGGCTATCAAAAAGTGACTCACACTCACCGCAATAGTGCCGAAGTAATTACTAATGGGGGGTTAACAGGAACCCCGGATCACAAAGTTTTTACATGGGATAGCGGGTGGAAAGAATTGCAGTTGCTTACATCATGTAATATAATAGAGCCTCTAACATTAAGGGGCCGTATCAAATGGAAAATATTAAACGCATTGTTTTCAAAGCAAAAGTGTTCGGCATTCACAGCACAGGTAGGTATTACTCAACAAGGCAAGAAGACAAATACGGTGAAAGACTTTTACACCGGTGTGTGTGGGCAGACAGTAATGGCGCAATACCTAAAGGATATGATATTCACCATATCGACGGCGATTGGCGGAACAACAACTTATCAAACCTTGAGCCCTTTGAAAGAAAAGAGCATTGCAGACAGCACATGCAAGAAAGGTTTGAGTGTGAAGAATACCGTAAAGAAAACAGGCATCAACTTGAGTCTGTTCGGGATCTTGCAAAAGAGTGGCACTCTTCTACGGAAGGCAGGCAGTGGCATTCAGATCATGCCAAGACTATTTGGGAAAAAAGGGATTTTCACACCCATTCCTGCGTCATATGCCATAGCGAATTTGAAAGCAAAAGGGTCAAGTCAGAAACCTGCTCACGAGCCTGCACAATTAAAAATGCAAACAAGAAAGCAGCAAGCAGACACACACTTGAATGCGCCATGTGTAAAAAAGAATTCAAGTCTGATAGAATCAGAAACGAGTGCTCGGCAGAGTGTCGTGTACAATATAACGCTAGAAAGGCATAATGTGTATTACGCTAATGGAGTGCTTGTGAAGAATTGCGCAGACGCTTTCGTGATGGGCGCGTGCCCCCACCTCATCGTTTATCAAGGCTACGACATGATGGCAGTCTATTCATGAGCAACTTCTTTGCAGACGTATCGCGCGGCCTAGTTAATGCAGTATCTGGCCTTGGTGGTGATCGTGACAAAGCTACACACGGAAGCTGGAATTTTCAGCCTCTGGACCGTCAACAGGTTGAGGCCGCATACCGTTCAAACTGGATGTGTCGCAAAGCCGTGGACATCCCGGCCTTTGATATGATGCGGGAAGGCTGGTCCTGGCAGTGTGAGAAAGAGCAAAATCACTTTAATTGAGGCTGAAGAGAAGCGCCTCGGCGTCCTAAGTAAGGTTTTCAACGCCATTAAGCAGGCCAGACTATACGGCGGTGCGGCCATCCTTATCAGCGACGGCTCAGACAGTCACGCAGAGCCGTTGAACCCCGAATACCGTTGGCAAAGGCGGCGTCGCGTTCCTAAAGGTCATGGATCGCTACCACATGACCAGTGGATTGCTCGACTATGACCCCATGTCACCGACCTATATGGAGCCCACGTATTACGACCTGGTTGGCGCTGCCGGGGGCACTGTACGCATTCATCCATCCCGAGTTGTACGCTTCATTGGCGCCGACCTTCCGACAGACTGGGAAGTCCTTGTAGACCGATGGGGCGATAGCATACTTGACGCTATTGAGATCGCCATTAAAGACGCCACCGCTGGGCAACAGGGCATTGCCGCGCTTGTGCAAGAAGCCAAGGTGGACGTGTTCAAAATTGATGGTTTCATGCGCGGCATGGCGTCACAGGCTTATAAAGATGCTGTTATAGAACGATTCAGCCTAGTCCAAAGCATGAAATCCACGGTGAACGCCGTGGTGCTAGACAAAGAAGACGAATACCAACAGAAGACCATCAATTTCTCTCAACTGCCCGAAGTCCAGCGCTTACAGCTTCAGATCGTATCTGGTGCCGCTGACATCCCGGCCAGCCGATTTCTAGGCCAGAGTCCTAGCGGCATGAACGCTACGGGTGAAGGCGACGAGAAGAACTATTACAACCGCATAGGTGCAGAGCAGGAGCTAACCCTACGCGAGCCGCTGGAAAAGCTGCTGAATGTGGTAGTTCGGTCAGCTTTGGGCAGCCGCCCTGATGATTGCTGGTTCACGTTTAACCCTCTCTGGCAGATGAGTGAGAAAGAGAAGGCTGAAATATTTAAGGTGAAAGCAGACGCCGCCAGGGTTTTGGCTGGCGATGGCATAAGCACCACGCAGATAATCCCCATTGAAGCGCTATCCGATAGCCTGATTAACTCGTTTATAGAAGCGGGCGACTTGCCGGGCCTTGAGGCTGCCATGTTAGAATTTGGGGGGCTATCCGAGGAAGAGCCGCCTGACCCGTTGGAGGATGTGTAATGCAACTTAT